TCCCACTGCCCGCCCGGCCGCTTGTACTGGGCCTGGTAGAACGTGATGCGCGGGTCCGCGCTGAGCTTCCAGCTCACCTGCACGCTCGGGATGGAGGCGTTGCCGTCCTGCAGCAGAAACTCGAAGGCAGTCACGTCGCTCGGGGGCACCAGTGGTCCCTGGGGCAGGTCGATGAAGGGCGGCGCCGAGATGTCCCGGTCCGCCTCCACCCGGGCGTACTTCGTCGGGTCGTGGAGGACGGCCTGGACCTTGTGTGGGGGGTCGTCGGCGGTGATCGAGCGGACCCGGAACTGGCGGTGGGCCACCAGGTTGCTCTCGATGGTCCAGACCGCTCCCGGATTGGGCGGGGTCGCGTAGGCCGTGCCCCCGAGCGTGATCACAGTCGCGGCGCCCGCGCCGTTGGTCACGGGCCTCACGCTGACCGTCCCGTTAGGGAGCATCACACGGAGTGTGTAGGTCTGGCCAGTGACGACGGTGAAGGCCGCATCAATCGTGACCTGATTGGTCAGGGCCGAGACGAGACGGCCGCCCCGGCGATTGGTCGTGAACATCGGGTCGGCCACCTGGGCTATGCGGCCCGGCTCGACGAAGCCGTGATCATCCCCGACACCGTAGGCGGCGGTGGAGTTACTCGACTGGGCCTCGTCCTCGATGATCCAGCGACACATGCGGTGGGCCTGGCCGCGACGCGAGACCCCGAAGGCCGTGACCGGGTCCCCCGTCCGGCGGCCGAAGCGCCGGACGAGCTCGGGCACCTCGTAAATCTCGGGCGTGAGCTTGCCCCCGTCCTCTGGGTCGTTCCACCACACAACCGCGACCGAGCGGCGCCGCTCCAGGGGCGTGACCCGGCCGTACTCGATGACCCCGTCCACGACGTTGGAGGGGGTGACCAGGATGCTCGGGTCCTCGGGCCGGTCCTGGGCGGCCATCACCGAGCCCGAGCCCCAGTAGGCCCAGCCGCGGAAGTTGGAGGCGATGGAGGCAATGACGTCGTAGGCGGCCGCCTGATTGTTGATCACGCAGTTGATGGTGTAGCGGGGCTCGGTCCCGCCGAACATGTCGGGGACGAGCTCGTCATTGTACTGGGCGATTGCGTACAGGCCCCACTTGTCGACGGCCTCCGCCGGGACCCGGGCGCCCAGGCCGTAGCGTCGATTGACGATGATGTCCCGGTACACCCAGGCCGGGTTGTCGGTCCAGGCCCGCTTGAAGGTCCCGTCCCACACGCCTGTGTAGACGCGGGTCCCAGGGTCGTAGTTGGTCGGGACCTCGACGATGATGCCCTTGATGTCGTAGGACCGGTTGGGGATGTTCGACCCGAATTGACGAGCGTCGACCGTGAGGCCGATGAGCGCGCTGTCCGGGTAGCTGAGCTTGGCCTCGACAATCTCGGTGAGCAGGTCGAAGTAGGTGTCATTGGACAGGCTGGAGACCGCGCTGTCCGCGGTGATGCGCGTCACGCGGACCTGGCGCGAGGTCCCGTTGGGGAGCCGGACGTCGATGCTGCGCTGGTAGCCGCTGTTGGTCTTCCCGGTGAACTCAGAGCGCGTCACCTCGGTGTACCCGCCGCCATCGGCCTGGACGCTGATGGCCACCGTGACGGACGTCGCCTTCAGGTCCCCGTTGGTGGTGTCCTGCTGATAGAGCTGGGGGAGACGGATGGTGACCCGGGCCACCGTGACGTTCGGGTCCGTGATGGTCTCGGTGTGGGGACCGATGGCCACCGTGACCTTGGTGTTGACGGAGGTGGTGTCCTCGGTCTGGGTGAAGCCCGGGATGAAGTCCTGGTCCGGGAGCCCAACGCGCTGCTCGACCGATACCCCGGCGAAGTTGAAGCTGTCATCCGCGTTCTGGAGCGGGGTCTCGTCAAAGTAGACGCTCTTGAGACCGTCGACCAGGCCGACAATCTCGCCCTCGCTGATGACGTCGAGGACCTTGGCCGTGGCCTGGGACTGGAGGGTGTTGGGGTCCTCCTGCGCCGCCCGGGCGGTCCCACCGCCGGCCTTGCCGCCCTTCTCCAGGTAGAACCACTCGTCACCGAAGAAGCCGTCCTTGACCCCGGGGGTCGAGCCGACGTAGCCGCCGTACCCGTCGATGCCCCCGGCCCCGCCTCCACCAATCCCGGTGTAGGGGGCGGTGGGGTCAGCGCTGACCGTCGCCTCAGTGACGTCGGTGGTGGCAATCCCCGAGCTCCCGACAATCGAGCCGGTTCGCGCGCGGCCGTACACGAGCGGGATGGCGTGGCCCTGCTCGGTGACGTTGGTGGCGCCGTCGAAGATGAAGCTGGAGGTCTTCGTCGCCTCCTCTCGGCTCCCCGGGGCGGGGACCTTCGGCATCATGAGGATGGTGGCGACGCTGAGCGCCGCGGTCAGCACCAGCGCCCCGATCAGCAGGATGGTCTCGATGCCCGCGACCGCGCCCGCCGGGGTGATGTGGACGTCTCGACCGTTGCCGAGGCGCATGGGGAGCTGCTCGGCACCAATCACCTGGCCCTCGCCGACACTCACCTGGTACTTGCGGTGGGAGACGTAGTCGGCGAAGCCCGGGAGCTGGAAGGTGAGCGCCCGGAAGGCCTCGGCCGCCGAGCCGACGTCAAGCTCGTGGACCCGGCCGAAGCGCTTGCCCAGCTGTCCGTACAGGCGGACCTTCCTCAACATGGCCTATGCACCCACTGGGTTATCCACGGCCCCCAGCGCGCGACCGGCTCCCGCTTCGAGAGCCGGCCCGGGTCGTAGGGGAGGCCCGAGGACACGTGGTGGAGGGTGAGGCCGTTACCGAGATATACACCGGCGTGGTTGGGCACCTCGGACCTGACCGCGGCCAACCAGACGTCCCCCACGTCCACGTCCGTCGCCGAGACAGGACTGAAGCCAGCATCACGGAAGTAGCGCCTGTACAGGTCCTTCTCGCCGGGTGTCTTGTCCAGCCACCACTCCCACTCGCGCGGGAAGTCGGGGAGGAGGACCCCGCGCTCGCGCTCCCACCAGGCCCTGATGGTCGAGTAGCAGTCGTCAGTCACGTGACGGAAGCTGCGACCGACGAGTGGCCGCTCGTCGAGGAGCTCGTCACCCCAGGCGAAGGGCGCCGCGGTTGCCTCCCCGTTGGTGGAGACGATGATGAAGGGAACCTCCATCTCCATCTGTGCCCTCATGTCACTTGCGGTGGGGCAGTCCGGTCCGCCCGGATGGCTGTGGCAGAAGGCCCGAAGGTCACCGGCCGACATCCTGCGCGCCAGCTCCCGGTGGTCCGCCCTGGCCGTCTTCTCAGGGGTGTCGGAGAGATTGGCTAGGAGGACATAGGCGCCGGCCCGGTCGATGAGCCCAACACACTCGCGCGGATGCTCGGCCAGTGCGTGGGCGCGTAGGGCTAGAATGGCCTCCGCTGTGGCTAGGGCGCTCCCGTCGCGCAGGCGGGCCTCCGAGGCCAGCACCTACCGGGCTCGTATGCGGGCGACGCCCGGGAAGGCCCGCGTGGGCAGAACGGCCGCGGTCCCGAACCTCGCCTGGCAGCAGGTCCCAAGGCGCTTGGAGAACACCTCCGCGGCCGAGGCGCAGGCATCGCCGTTCTCATCCTTCGCGGCCCCCACCCAGGGACAGGTGACATTGGTGTAGTCGAAGGCGGAGCCGGTCCAGCGACGGGTTGTGTGGTCGCAGAAGTCCCGGCTCACGGTCCGCCCGGGGAGCATCACCCCCTGCTGGTCCATCATGGCCGAGCACTCCCACTGAATCACCATCTGGGTGTGCTTCACCTTCTGCGAGAGCAGGTAGACGTCGAGCGGGAGGTGAACGTCCCCGTCGGGCTCGGCCCCGTCGTCGAGATAACGGGCGTATGTACGGATGCGCGTCAGGATGCCGCCCTGGAGGTCGTCGTGGGCCTCGACGATGGCCGTGAAGCTGTTGTCCAGGTTCCCCACCGCGAAGGTCGGCCGCGGGAGGGGTCCGTTGGTGGAGAGCTCGAAGCCCTCGGCGTCGATGGGGTGGGGCGCATAGGTCTCCCCTCCGTACCCGACGGCCGAGGCCGGCGAACCGGTCGTGCCCGGGGCGAGCCGGATGATGCCCAGGTCGAACATCGTCAGGTCGAGCTCGTACAACACGACCCTGGGGCCGAGGTCGAAGGCCTGGATGTGACTGGTCAGCGTCAGAGGTCAAACTCCTGGGTGAGCGTGACGGAGCAATCCGAGATGAGCGTACCGGACGGCTTCGAGCTGAAGTTGTTGCCGGTCCACTTCAGGGCCGTGGATTGACCGAAGGGGGTCCAGTCTATGATCCCAGTGCCGGCCAGGCCGGCGAAGAAGGTGCGCAGGGTCTCAGCCTGGCTGTCCGGGATGTGCTCCCACACGAGCCTCCAGGACTGGGGCTGGGCGTTGAGACCGTCGACCGAGCGCTGCGAGAAGCCGTCCCCGAAGTTGACCCGCCTCACCCGGAAGTCCTGGGACATGTCGGTGCCATAGGACAGCTCGATGGCGGGGAGGGCGGTCATCAGCTGGCCATAACGCTCACGGCGCCGCGGGTCAACGCTCCGCCGTCGCGCTTCTGTGTCTTGAGCTCGTCGCGGACGATGCTCAGGATGGCGGTCTTGACCTCGCGCCCGATCTGTTTGCCGTCTCCCCCGGCCCCGTGCACGTGAATGTCTCCCGTCTGGATGGTGAGATTGCCCTCACCGCGGCCGCCCGAGCCCCCAGCGGCTCCGTTGTCGTTGAAGGCGCGGACCGGACGGCGCCGCGCGTTGATCGTCTCCAGCAGCACCCGGTTGTTCCTGGTGGCCTCCGCATTGACCACGTACTCCCCGTTGGAGAGCTGAGCCGGAATGCTGTCCGAGGTCGCGCCACCTGGCCCAGACACGTAGCCGCCGCCAGAGAATTTGAGAGCGACCGCGGAGATGTTCGCCACAATCGAGGCCCCCGCGGCCACGACCGAGGCGATGGCCGGGATGTTCGCCGGGAAGGGCAGCTTGAGCGCCTCGGCGATGCCCTGCTGGATGGCGATGATGGACTGGGCAATGGCGAAGGCCTTGGAGATGGCGAACATGCCGATGTAGATGGCACTCTGCTCGCCGGCCGCGTTCTTCGCGATGTCAGCCAGGCTCTCGAAGGTCGACTGTGCGCCCTGGAGCATCACCGAGTAGCGCTGGCGGTCGATGTTGTTCAGGTTCTCGATGTGGCGCTGGTGGGCGGCTTCGATGAGCGCGTTGTAGTTGATACCCATCGCCAGGAGCTGGGCCTGGTGGCTTTCAAAGTTTTGTGTCTCCGCGTCGTAGCGCGCTTGCTCGTCGCCACGGGCGGCCACATCGGAGTAGCTGCGCCCCGAGTTGGGGTCGAGACCCGGGAGGGTCCGTATGGCGTCGCGCAGGGGCGCGTTCAGCGCCCCGATCTGCGAGTTGTACGCGGTCTGGTTGATCGTCCCCGCGGCGAGGAGAGCGTTGAGGGCGGCCAGCCTGGTCTCGTACTCTTCCTGTGGTCCCTTGATCTGCTGGAGGACGTCCGCCTGTGCCGAGAGCGCCTCCTTCTGCCTCAGGGACGTGTCGATGAGGGCCGCCTCGGTCGTGGTGAGGTGGCGGCCGATGCGGTCGGCCTCCTCCAGCTGGGCGTTGAGTATCTGGCGCGAGATGCCGGTCGTGCCCTGGAGGGCAGTAAGGCGTGCCAGCGGGTCCGTGTAGGCGGTCTTGAAATGGTCGGCAATCTCGCGTGCCTCCGCCTCGGTCAGGGCGTTGGTGATCCTCTCGGTCTCGCTGCCTGCCCCGGTCGTGGCCGCACGATTGAACCTCCGCTGGAAGTCTGCGAGGGTCCGTGCAATCTGGGACTGGAGCCGGTCAGCGGTGCTTCCACCCTGCCCCCTCTGTCCGGCCTGGTCGACGATGCCCTGGACGAAGTCGCTCTGCTGCTCAGCCTCACGCGCGGCCGCCTGGAGCTCGCGGAGCGCCTGGCTCGTCGTCGAGCCGTCGCTCTCGCGCCCCACGATGCTGGCCGGGGCCTCCAGATGAAGATGATTGCGGTGAGGGCTGATGGCCTCGCCCCGTCGGTTGTGGGCCGGGATGAGAGGGCCGGGTCCGTCGCCGCCGGGCTCGTAGATGCGCCCATTCCAGAGGACCCGGTAGCCTCGGGCCTGATAACTACGCGCCACGGTGTCGAAGCGCTCACGCAGGCCGGGGTCATTCGCCTCGACCCCGCCGCCGGGCACGTTGACGTCGATGGCGTTCAGCGCGTGCCCGCGGTCGGTGTGATGGGCAGTCACTCCCCCAAATTGGTTGTTTTCCCCGACGTGGAAGCCGGCCCCCTGGAGCTCGCGACCGGCGATGCCGATGGCCTGTTCCCGAGACCGGAAGCGGGAGACCCCGTCGCTCGGATGGGCGCGAGCCCGGCGCTCCCGCTCCTGCTCGGCGCGGACCTCGATGTCCCTCTGGTCACGCAGCGCCCTGACTTGTGTCTGAAGGGCAGTCGCGACCGTTCCCTCGGCCGTCGCCCGGGTCCGGGCGGCCTCGATGAGCTGGTCATAGTGCGACCGGATGCGAGCGACTGGGTCCTGGTCGACAATCTCAACGACCCGATGCGAGAGGGCCTGGTCGATCTGCTGTTGGGCCTGGACCAGGTCCGCATTGGCCTGGTCGAGCCGGGCCTGGAGAGCAATAGCAGACTGCACGTCAGCGGTCTGGGCCTGCATGGCCCCCGTGCCGCCCGTCACCGTCGCCCCGGCGAGCGTCTGACGCGCCCTAGCCTGTTCGAGGAGGGCCACGGTCTCGGTGCGGATGCGTATGATGTTGAGCTGCTGGACATAGGCAGTCTCCAGAGCCCTCGTGGCGGCGGTCTTGTGGGCCTCGTCGATCTGGTGGAGAGCCTCCGCGTTACGCCGCAGGGCGTCAGTGACCCCGTCTATCGTGATGGCGAACAGAGCCTGGGCCAGTTGATTGGCCCGGGCGTCCCGGGCGTTGTCCCTCAGCTTCTTGCTCGCCTCGTCAAGCGCGTTGTTGGCGGCCAGAAGGTGGGAGACGTACCCGCCCAGGAGGGTGATGCCGATAATGAGGACGGTGCCGAAGGGTCCCGCGAGGAAGGCGCCCACCGAGGCGGCCTTCCCGCCCAGGCCCTGCATGGCGTAGGCGGCCTGGCCGCTCTGCTGAGCGAAGGCCGTGACCACCGAGCCCCCGGCGAGGACCTGAGTGGCGAAGTCGTTGAACTGTTGACCCATGGACAGGGTGGAGGCCCGTATCTGGGCCTGGGAGTTGACGATTGTCCCGCTGCTGCGCAAAATCTGGGCCTGGCTCTTCGAGAGCCCGGTCGTGACCGCCGCCCCGGCCTGATTGGCGGAGGTGGTGACCCCGTCGAGGGCGCGGTCCACCGCGGTGGTCTGGGCGACGGCCGGGCCTGTGTTGAAGTCGAAGGCGCGCTGAATGGAGGTCTCGACGGCGCTGGCCTTCGCCTTGACCCCCTCCAGCTTGTTCTCGACGACGTTGACGCCCGTGATGGCACCACTCGGGTCGACGACGACGGAGATGTTGTAGTTAGGCACCTCCCATCGTCCCCTCTCCCGAGCCTGCGGAGTTGTCCATCATCCACTTTCGCTCCGCATGGTCCATTCGGCGGACCACGGACCAGAGGAGCTCACCGACGTCCGGCTCCAGGCCCGTCTTGTCAGCGTATAGCGTGACTGCCGTCCAAGGGATAGGCCCGTCAGCCGGACGGCACGAGGACAGGTCCCGGTAGGCCTCCAGCAGCCAGCCAGTCCCGGGCACGAGCTCGGGCTCGTTCAGGTACCAGTGATCAGGGGCCAGTTTCCGCCGCTTCTTGATCCCCGCCTCGACTGAGTAGCCATCCCGGTCGTACTGCAGCTCCCAGACGAGGCGAGCGGCTAGGCTTCCCCCAGCGCGTCACCCCCGTCGCCGATGAAGTTGCCAGGGTCGGTGACGAAGCCGCGGATGTCGTCGAATATCCAGTCAGGGAGCGCCCGGAAATACTCCAGGCAATTCTCCTCGGTGAAGTCGACGGGCTTGCCCTTTGCGTCCGTGACGTCCCACCGCTTGGCACAACACTTGGCGATGATCTCGCGGTCCTCGTCGCGCGCCGCCTCGATGGTGTCCGTGGTGATGCGCCTCGACCGCCGGCCGCCGCGCGCCCGGGCGTTGGCCCGGCGCAGGCTCTCGTTCATGAAGGACCGATTGGCGTCGGTGCCCGGGAGAAACCAGATGGTGGGGGCGCCTGCGATCTGCTCCAGGCGGTAGGGCACCTCATTGTTCTGAGGCTCCAGCTTCTTCAAGTGGCTGAAGTCGGCCATGGTGACTATTCTCCTCGGGTTTCTATGACGTCAGGGAGGTCGACCCCTACTCGTTCGGGGGCAGGGCGGGGAAGAGCGAGCAGCTGAACGAGTGCGCCAGCAGGGGGTCCTCGAAGGACTTGAACGTGGTGTTGATCAGCACCGTCGCGTTCACCGGATACTCTCGCTTGCCCCCCTCCAGCGTGCCGCTCGGCAGGTCGAAGTAGGCCCCGCCGTCGTCGTTGCGCAGGGCGAAATCGAGCCCCAGCGTAACGTTCTGGCGGATGCGGGCGGGGATGAGCGAATTGGTGAACAGCGCCTGGGTCTCGATGTCGACCTCCACGTTGCCCGCGTTCATGTACTTCGGGCCGAGCGTGCCCAGCACCTTCTCGCCCGAGACATTGTTGGTCAGCGTGAGCTTCAGGCTCTTGAAGTCGGTGGTGAGCCCGGTCTCGTCGACCTCCTGGACGCGCAGACGCGCGAGGTCGCTGGACGTGCTGAAGGCGGCCGTCTCGCTCGGGTACTTCGCCGAGGCCGCATTGGTTGCCCGGGCCGTCGCCGGGTCCGTGGTGTCGAGGCCCTTGAAGCCATAGGTGATCGTGGCCTTGTTGGCGAGCGGGATGTCGAAGGACATGGCGTCGCCCCAATTGCCCAGGGCGTATTCGAACATGTCCTCGCCGGCACTGCCCAGGTTCGGGCTCTCCAGCTCGAATTGGTAGTTGACCTGGAGATAGTCAGCGTGGTCAACGTGGACCGTGCGGACGTACTGGCCGAAGAGGAGGTCCACGGAGATATTCGTGCCCCCGGTCCCGGTGTCCGTCCCATCGTCGAGGGCGAAGGCCTGGCCGCGCTTGACCAGCGTGAGCTTGTGCGCGGCGATGACGCTGAGCCGGGCGAAGCCGTAATTGGCGGTGTTGAAGAAGCGCTTGGTGATGTCGACCCCACCGACATGGATCCACTGGCCGACAGTGAGGCCGAGCGTCGTGAAGTCGAGGACGATGGAGGTGATGTTGCCCGAAGCGTCCACCTTCAGGTCGCCGGCCGCCCCGCGGACGCCCGCGATGGCCACCTCGACGTCGTCGTGGGCGTCGACCGCCTCGACCGCAGCCCCCGCAACCGGGATGAGAACGGCCGACGTTGCGACCGCTCCCGAGATGGGCTTCAGGCCGTTGTTCCCCGAGATGCCCCAGCCCCGGGCGAAGATCAGCGACTTCGCGGCGGTCGAGCCGTAGGTGAAGTGCCCGGCGGTGCCCGCCGAGACCGCGGCGACGGTGTAGCCGCCTGAGGCCACCGCGGACGGGACCAGGACGTCCGGGCCGATGAGGCGGGAGAAGCAGAAGCCCTCAATGAAGTCGCGCAGGTGGGAGAGCGTGAAGTCGGCCGTGAACTCGACCGAGCTGTCACTGTCCGTCGCCGAGCCCTTCCGGCGCTGGCGCGAGATGGAGATGGGCGTGCGCGCCACCTTGGTGATGTCGGTCCCGAAGGCCGAAATGTTGTTGGGCTCGATGCCCAGCCACGTCGGGGAACCGGGCAGGACCCCGGGGGTGGCTTCGCGCGCGACCGCAAGACCTTCGCTGTTCGTGAATACCCGTCCCATGGCCTATCCTTCCCTCACTTGATGTCCTCATAGTCGAAAGAGGCCTGGACCGTCGAGAGGAACCAACGGCCCTCATCAACGAGACCAACCTCGGCGGTTTGTGCGTCTGTGAACAAGACCCCCTGGCCCAACAAGGAGCGGCCCTCGAACATGGCCAGGCCAACCTGGCAGAGGTCGTCCGCCGGCTTCAGGGCGGACCCGGGCGGGGTGTAGACCTCGATGCGGGCCAGGGCCTGGCGGGTGTATTTGCGATTGCCCGGCGGCCCGAGGGTCTCCTGTCCACCCGTGATCGAGCGCACTGAGCATCGCGCCCAGGGCAGGCCCTTCCCCTCTGGGGTCTGGGGCGGGTCGAAGGTCTCGTTGTCGAAGCAGAACGGGGTGAGGGGGTCCGGCCCGGTCACCCACTCTTCGAGGAAGCGCTCGTAGACCGCGACCCGGGCCTGGTTGATCGTCGTCACGCCATGTCCCTCTCGCGCAGGGCGCGGCCGGCGGCGCGCTGGACGAAGCCGGCGCCGGCCTGGGGCGAGTGGCCCTCGTTGAGGGGGATGATGTAGGGGACGTTGTTGGTGGTGAATATCGCGCCCTTCTCCAGGGTGTACCCCAGCAGGCTCCCCACCGCCTCGGCCTGCTCCGAGACCGCCGATGCCACCTGGGTCGGCTGGGGGTCCTGCACGTGAGTGTACTCCACGTGGGGTGCTCCTATGGACGGGACCCAGTTAGCCCGAGCCCAGCCAGTGTCCCGGGGGGTGTCGATCTGGAGGTTGGCCTGGATGTCTAGGGCCAGGGACTGGACCTCAAGCGCGGTGAAGCGCTTGAGGTCCGCGATGATGAAGGAGAGCTGCTCGTCGGCCACCCAGGATCACTCCTGGTTGACGGCCTCCTCGCTCTGGTCCTCGTCACCCTTCGGGCCGTCCTCGGCGTCGGGTGCGGGGGCCTGAGCGCGGAGCTCTTCGGCCTTCTCGATGGCCGCCTCCTCTCCCTTCACCTTGAGGGGCTCGTCGAGCCAGGGAGCCTCGACCGCGTACCAGCCACCGCCGGTGTGGGCGTAGGTGACGCCCTTGGTGTCGCCGGCCTCGCGCAGCTCGGTGGCCCGGGCCTGCGCGGCCTCGGCGCCGTGGACGTTTTCACCGTCCTCCCCCAACCAGGAAGCGTGGAGGGTGTACCAGCCATTCTCGCCCGCGGTCGCGCTGACCCCGTCGGCCTCGACCATCCAGCCGTCCGGGTTCGCGTCGGCGCCGAGCTCGCCCTCCTTCGCGGGCAGCTCGGGCGTCGGGGTCCAATCCTCGGCATAGTGGACGTGCTCGACCATCCAGAGGCGGCGCCTGATGCCCTCCTCGACGTCCTCGGGGATGGGGTCCCCGCCCTGGAGCTCGTGCTCCAGGAGCTGCATTTGCCGCCCGGCGACGAGCGGCTTGGACGGGTCGAAGCCGGCGAAGGTCCGCTGCCTGTAGATGCCCATGGGTGTGTCGCTCCTTACGGTGTCGCCCGGACGGCGGGAGCCCGGCTAGTAGCCGAGCCCCCAGCGTCTTACTGGACGATGTCCTTGATGAACACGGCCAGGTCCCGGGCGACGAGCTTCTGGACGAAGGCCTGCTGGCCCTCGACGCGGGCGCTCTCCAGCGCGTCCATGTAGAAGCGCTTCATGCGAACGCCCTGGTTGGAGGCACCGACATAGCCGGTCCAGCTGAACGTGTAGCCGGCGCTCGGGAGCATCAGGCCCGCGACCGCCGGGGCGTAGACGAGCATGGCATGCTTGCCGCCGATGAAGCTGTTGGCCTCGGCGAGACCCTGCTTGCCGAGGTTGACGATGCCGTCCATGACCACGACCTCGTCGAGCTCCAGGAGGCTGGCGATGATCGCCTTGTTGACCTTCGCGGCCCCGGTGGTCTGGCCGCGGTCCATGCGCGCGATGATCGCCGGGTGGTCCTGGAGGACGTCCCAGACCGGGCGGCCGACGACCAGCTTATTGGGCCGGAAGCCGGTGCGCACCTGCTGGAAGGTCATCAGCCAGCGGAGGTCCTCGATGGGGGTCGAGGCGCTGTTGTTCCAGAACAGCAGCTGGTCGTTCGACCCGCTGTTGGTCGTGGTGTCCGGGTTCAGGGACGTCTTCGCGGTCGCGGAGGCGTTGCCCTCCACCTGGAACGTCCAGACACCCGTCTTGAAGTAGGTGTTGGCCCAGCCGAGCTCGCGATGGAGCAGATGCTTGGACATCACGTACATCGTCGCCTGCTGGTCGAGCGAGAGCGGGCTGTCCTGGTTGGCCAGCATCTGGTCGTTGAGGTCCATGTGGAAGGCTTTGACCCGGGCGAAGTAGGTGTCCTGCCCGATGTCGAAGCTGCCGCCAGCGCTCTCGGTCCCGGGCGCCCGCTCCTTGACGTCGTCGCGGTTCCATTCGCCCCGGTTGAAGGTGAAATAGGCGTCGCTCTGCTTCGCCACAGGGACGTTCGGGAAGACGCTGTCGGCCACGAACAGGTTGGCGTTGTCCTGCATGTAGGCGATGGCGATGTTGGTCAGGGGCCGATTGACGTGGACGTCGCCGGGCGCCGGGGAAGCATAGGGCATTGAAGGTCTCCTCTCGTTGAGCGCCTCGGCTCAGGGTGTTGACGTCTACGGGACCAGCTGGCCGGCCCCGCCGCTGAACTGGAAGCGGATGATCTGGCCAATCGACCCGACCTCCAGCGGCATGCCGATCTTGCGATCACCGGTCGCGTTGGCCAGGAAGGCCGCGCCGCCGGTGCCCGGACGCAGGGGCACATCGAGGTCGGTCACGGCCTCGCCGAGCTCGACGAGGGCGATGCCGTTGTCACCGACGGCCATGGCCACGGCCGGCGCCTTGTAGGCGGTGCCCGGCGAGAGGGTCGTGGCGACCTTCTGCGAGATGACCCCGGCCGGGATGTCGGCCACGCCATCGGCGGCGATGACCTCCTGGTCGACGAAGCCCGAGGCGTCGCTCCACTTGGCCAAGCGGTACTTGGTGACGGCGGCGACGCCAGAGCTGTCGACCCCGACGATGACCGAGACCTCGCGGACATTTTCGTATGCGGCCATGAAATGCGCTCCTCTTTGCGGGCCTCAACCCATGTGTGTCACGTGCGACCGGCGGCCGCGGCTATTCGTCGCCCTCGGTGAAGCGCTTGTACAGCGCCTGGCCAGTGGGGGTCTGGAGCACCTCGGTGTAGGCCTTCTCGAAGGTGATGTTGCCCTCCTTCGCCCGGGCCTTCGCCAGCTCGTCGAGCTCGGCTTCCGCCTCGGTCATCTCGGGTCCGTTGCCGTCGTCCTGGACGAGGACCGGCCCGCCGGCTCCCGAGCCCTTGCGGATGAAGGCCTTGGACGCGGCCGTGTCGGCGGCCTTGAGAACGGCGAGAGCAGCATTGCGCGCCGGCTCATCGGCGATGTCGCCGACGGCCTTGAGCAGGGCCTTCTTGCCGATGAGGTCGCCACCGATGTGGCCGAGCTCGTCGCCCGCCCGCTTCGTCAGGACGGTGTCCTCGGTGCCGGCGAGGGCCTTGGCGAGCTCGCGCCGGCCGGTGTCGGCGCTCCTCAGGGCGGCGATGACGGCGTCACCGGCGCTCTTGCGCACTTCGAGGCCGTCGAGGGTGGTGTAGACCACCGGGTCATCGCCGCCGGCCTTCGCCATCTCGGCGGCCTGCGCCGCGCTGTCGAGCGCCAGGAAGGCGTCGCGGTCCGCGTCGGTGGTGAGGGTGTCGTAATGCTTGCGCACATCGGAGCCGAGCGCATCGCGCTTGTCCATGCGGTCGAGCCGGGCGGCGAGCGACGGGTCGACGGCGGGAGCCGACTTGGCGAGGGGACCGGTGGCGGGGAGGAGGTCCTCGGCGTTCAGGTCCGCGGCCGCCTTGGTGATGGCCGCGGCATCGCCCTGGGTGGCGCTGTCGCCGTCGGCCTGGAACTTCTGGATTGCGGCGGTCAGCTGGGTCCGGTTGGTGATCTTCATGACGTGCTCCTGGTCTGCGAGCCATTCCTCGGCCGCCGTGGTGAATGCCTTGACGAGGTCCTCGGTCGAGGCCTCGGTGCCCGCGGTCCGGGCGTTGGTGACTGCGGTGTCGACCAGCGCCTTGACACTGGCGACGTAATCCGCGGAGGCGGTCGAACCGTCGCCGCCCTCGGCGAGCTCGTCGGTGAGGGCACAGCGGAAGGCGTCATTGCGCTCCCACAGACCGTTGAAGCTCTGGTAAAAGGCCTCATTGACCCGGGACGCGACCATCTGGCCCTCCAGGGCCTCCTGGAACGTCGCCTTGGCCACACGCGCGGCCGGGTCCTCGGGGGCACGCTTGACGATGGCCACCGTGGCGTGCTCCTGGCACGGACGGTCGACGGCCGCAATCTTGTCGAGACGCAAGGCAGTGAGGCGCCTACGCATCCTCCATCTCCTGCGAGACCCGGGCGCCCTCGATGCTGAAACCGGTATAGGTGCCGTCCTTGAACTTGGCGAGCACCTCGGGGGTGGGCTTATAGGCCACCAGCAGTCCGGTCCGCTTGGCGACGATGTCGAGCGCCTCAGCAATCTCGGTCGTCAACGGAAAGGCGAAGACGAAGCTGCCGCTGTCCGGTCCAGCGTGCATCTCGTTGCCGGCGAGCATGCCGTCGGCGACAGCCTCCGAGGCACACTTGAGCATGGCCTCCTCGGTGATGTGCTCGGGCACGCTCTTGCCCTTGTGCGGGCCGGCGACGTCCACGTTGAGGTCGAAGTAGTCCTCCCCGTCGACCTTGCAGATGATGGCATAACCGAAGACGAGCCCCAGCGTCTCGTCGACCTTGACGATGTTGGTCGACGTGAAGTGCTGGGTGTCCCTGGGCATGGGTTGCGTTCTTAC